GGTGGGTGAGCAGAACACCGGGAAGAGTTACCTCTTCCAGAGCAATCCTGATGCGTTCATCTTCAACCTTGATCTCTCCAGCACAGTCATCCCCGAATGCGTAGCGACGATCTGGCCTGGCGTCAGCGAAGAAGGACGACCCATCGATATCACTGGAGGCCAGATCAAGCTCACCTGGGATAAGGTGCTCGAGAAGAAGAAGCAGCTGGTTCAGCTTGCAGTAGCTGATCAGCCTCGTCCCAAGTCAGTGGTGTTCGACACCATTACCCCAATGGCACGGATGCTCAAGCCTTGGGTTGCTAAGCAAATGGGTCGCGAAAGATTTGATCAGCTGCACGGCCCTGCTGCGTACGACAAGCTGTTCGAAGAAATCCTTGGTATTGCTTTCGAGCTGCGACAAGCTGGCTATGGAGTCTGGTTCATCGCTCACCTCTCCAAGGAGTTTGTGCAGGTAAGCGAAGACTCCTCAGCAAAGCAAAGCGAACTCATTCTCAATCTCTCTCAGGGAATGAATAGACGGCTCACTCCTGCTGTCGAGATGATTGCTCCAATTTGTTGCGACGTTGTAACTGAAATGGTCCCACGCACCAAGACCATCAAGCTTTCAAACGGAACAACGAAAGAGCAAACCGTTCACGACACNGTTACTTCCTACAAGCGGAAGATTGCGTTCAGCGATCCTCGGTTTGCAGGACTCATTCGAACTCGCACCGTCAATCGAATGAGTGATATCTGCCTTGACGGTACCTCCCCCTGGTCCGCTTTCGAAACAGCGTTCAACAACGCGAACAAAGGAAATGATTGATGAGCATCAACAACACCGCACTCTCTGCTTTCAACAACGAGATGAAGACGGTCACCGCTGACAACGACGGCGGTTACAACAGCTGGTTCCCTGATGTGGGTACCTATGACTGCACCATCAACGGTGTGTACATGGGTGAGTGCAAGGCTAAGGAATGGATCAACGGCGATCCCGTTGAGCACGAGGGCATCCTCATCAAGTTTAACTACACCTTGATCGAGGATCCCGGTTCGGCTGACAACCCTCGTTCCTTCGAGGGTGGACCGTTCATCCTTCCCGCTGGCGGAGCCAGTGTGTACACCGATGACAAGGCCAAGGCCAATCTCGAGCGGAATCTGAAGCGGCTCAAGGGTCACCTCTGCGTGATGCTTGGCATGCAGGAGATTCCTGATGTTTCTGCAGCCATGGGTGAAGTCGAGTCTCGACTCCAGACCGAGCAGATCCTGGCCAAGATCAAGTGCACTTCGTACACCAACCCCACCTCAGGAATCACGCGTAACACTGAATACGTGAATTCTCTGCTTGGTGTTTGAGGTTCATACATGGGAAGGTTTGATCCTTACCTACGAGACTTTCCCCCCCACTTCCGCCCTTGGGGTTATCTATCCGATACCCCAAGGGCTTCTATCTCTTTCTCCTCCGCGTCACTTTTCCTCACCGGGAAAGGTGACGTTTCATGAGCATCAGTATCCCGACCTGGGCCAACATCGGCCCGGTGAAAATTACTGAAGGTCATGGTCAGCCTGTTCGAGTTCGGATCTCGACGGGACTAGGCAGAATGCCTACGCCCGCAATTGAAGAACTCGAGGTATCACCAAACAAAGGATTCCTCTCCCTCCTGGGGTATCTCAGTTTGGTGAAAGAGCCCCATCTTGGTGGGACACGGTGGTGGCTCTGCGGTTCATGGATGCTGTCTCGATCAACCGCTGATTGGGATTCCCATGAGCTGCTCTTACGGGAGTCGGAGCCTGTCGAGTGTGAATTTTTAGGGTTGTCGGAGACTCTGAAACTATCCACTCGATGGGCCGACTCCCAATTTCAGTTCCTGGACTTCAGGGTCCAGCACCCCCACATGAAAGAACTCATTGAACACATGGGCGACCCCCACGGTGAAGGCTCTCAATTCTTTAATCGCCTCTTACCTGGACGTCTTCCGTGTGCATTGAGATGTACCCCCCAACATCTTCAAGTCTGGATACAGCTATGAAATTCCCGAAGGACAAAATTGAAACAGATGAAGACGGAAACATCCTCTTCATCTACATGGATAAGACCACGCAGAACTGGGCGTGCTGCAAGATTGGAAAGCTCATCGATGCCACTACAAGCGGCTATGCATTCTTGCAATTTAAAACCCCAGTAAAGACTGAGATCAGAACCTCAGGTGACTACATGAACGGTCTTTACATGCCTCGCGGCAAAGAACATGTAGTTGTTATCCCCGTTGTACCGCAGTCTCCTCCCGAACCCAGCCTGTTCCGATCAGGCGGTATCTCTCTCGATTGAAAGGAATCGAATGCAGCTCCCTGAAGTTTCCAGTTATGAAATGCACAAGCACCTGCACAATGGTGTGCTTAGAGGAATGGAAAAGACTGATCCCATTTCGTATCGAATGATCGAGTACTTGATTTCATTCCAGTACTTTGCGACTGACTATCGATTCTTCGATGTCTCCAATGCTGCTACGAAAATGACGGGCACTGTTCTCAAAGATAATGCTGACCTCAGGGAACAGATCCTGACTCTTGAAGAAACAAACAGAGACTTGAAGGTTGATCTCGATATCGCTCGAGAAGCTTTGGAAGAAAACAAGCAGGTCGTCCTCAAGGAACGACAGAGCTTTCCCACTACCACGGAGGATCTAGGCTGATGGCACACGAAATCACTGAAACTGACGGGCTCGTCCTCCACAAGACGCGAGCATGGCACGGCCTTGGCACTGTTGTCGAGGAAGCCCCCACCCCCACCGAGGCCCTTGACCTGGCCGGGATCAACTGGAAGGTCGGATTTACCAACGGTGTGGGGGGGACAACCGAAGATGTTCCTGTACACACCAACGACTGGAAGCTGGTTGTCCGAGAAGACAACAACGACGTTCTTGGTTGCGTCAGCAAGAACTACTCCGCAATCCAGAACGAGATGCTTGCTGACTTCTCCGCCGCACTGGCTGCAGAAGATGACATCGTCAAGGTGGAGAGTGCCGGCAGCTTGTTCGGTGGCAGGCGTATCTTCTTCCTGCTGAAGAGCGAGTCATTCGACATGTCTGATGATCGGGACGAAGTCGTTCCCTACATCCTGCTGTCCAACAGCCATGACGGGTCACTGTCGTTCTCAGCCCGGCCCACCTCTATCCGGGTGGTGTGCAACAACACTCTCACCTGGGCTCTCGAGAGTGGTGGCAAGAACATCTTCCGCCTCAAGCACACCAAGAACCTGCTGGCCAACGTCGATCAAGCCCGCAAGGCACTCAAGCTTTACAGCAAGGGTGTGCCCGTGTTCCAGCACCAGTGCCGGGAACTCAATGCCAAGCCTCTTCGCCGCGGTGAAGATGCAAAGCACTACTTCAAGCAGATGTGGCAAGTTCTGAACGGTCCCGTCGACAAGCGTGGGGTCACGAAGGATGAAATCACCACTCGCGAAGTCATTAGGAATGATTGGGCACGCAAAAAGTGTAGCACTCTCACATACCACTGTGATCGCGATCGAATTGCCCCCACCGTTTGGACAGGATTCAATGCCGTCACTGAAGATGAACAATCGGGCCACAGCACCTCGGCAGACCGCAACCTTAGTTCCAAGCTCTTCGGAGCAGCCGAAGACAAGACCAACAAGCTCTGGAACGCGACGCTCAAGATCGCAGACCAGTTCGCAACAGCTTGAATCCAAGTACAAGCTTCTTCCATTCATCAATGAGAAGATCGGGTACCCACCTCTCCTGGGTAAGACAAAGCTCGATGTCTTCACCAAGGTGATCTGGATTGGATTGGTGAAGGAGCTGTACCCAGAGCTGACGTATCCAGGTATTGCTGAATACATTGGATTGAGCAGCCACTCTGGTGTTCACGGTTGGCATCGACAATGGCTTTGCCTTTCGTGGACAGACAGGTTCTATTGGTTGATGTTCATTACCAATCATCCTGACGCCGATCCTGAAGAACACATCAGGGAAGGCATGAGTCGCATCACTCATGTGAAGAAGATCCCCCATGATCTTGCTTCACCGGTTGGACGATTTAGGATAAAGTAGAGATCCTTTCATCGCAGCGGGGGTTAGGTCAGCGATACCCTGACTGGGGCTGATTAAGTTACAGCCTGCCCGGAAGATCGCGCCTAGCCCTCGCTCGATTGATTGAATCGATTCGGATCAAGTCTCATCTTTTCAGCTGTACTGAGAAGAGCTTCATCGACGTTCTGTGACTTGACCCCCCCCACATCTACCAGACCCTGAGCGAACTGAGGACGGATGTTCTTAGGCAGGTTAGACAGCAGTC